TTTTAATTCGTTTGATGACGAATAGGCACTAGCATCTCCCACGCCGGGTCCTTAAGGGGGACCAAGCCGGTCCGGGGTTTTAGAGTTGTCAATTAAGCTACTTCATGTTCAAACTTATAATAACGTTCATCGCTGAACACTTCACGATCTGTGCTCAGTATAAGTTTGTCCCGAAGTTCATCCATGTCGTAGAGGCCGATGTCGTACTTGGCCATGATCACTTCCAGAAATTGATCGTCGGACAGCACAACTTGCTCCTCGAGAATTTTCCGGCAAACGTCACCTACGCCCGTGACGCCCTGTCTCGCAAACCAGGTTAAGTCGTGGAGTTTGACGTTCTCGAGGTCAACGCCGGTCGTCCGCGCGCGCTCAAGGAAAGCGTCACGCAAATATGATACATGCCGAAACTCGTAGGCGTAAGAGAGAGCCTTGCCACACATGTACTCCTCATCGGAGATGTCCTGATTACGATTGGCTCGTGCATTGAAACGGCACAAAGCTTTACCGATGAGTGGTACCATGCAATTCTGCTCCCCCAAAGGAACGAAAAACCGGGATAGGAAGGTCAAATCACAGTAGAAGTTGCGGTCGCTTGCCTTCAACTTCATACCGGCTGAGGCACAGTGACCCACCCAGGATTGCAAATCAAATCTTTCGTCTACGCCCGCGGCAATATCATCACCAAGCACAGCGATCGCGGTTCGCTTGTACTTCTTCTTCCGCACATACGAATACCAGAGGCAAAAGTTCCAAACGGTGTTGCGGCCTGTGGTGTCAGTGCCACCAGTTGCTAACTGATTTTGAATGGTAGCACTGAGACCATATTCATATGAAACTACTTTAAACTCCTTGGAATTCGCGATGTAGAACTTGCGGAACCACGACGGGGCCCCACTACACTTTAACCAGTGTGCAAAGATCTCATGTACATCCGACAGCTGGCTCTTGTCATTTGCGGAAAAATCGCCTTCTACGTACCTTGCTGCACCAGCGAGACCATCGGCAATAGTCGTATCTAGCTTGGTGTAGGCGAAAATGACTTTTTCAACGCTGTCGTCTGAGAACGTGTCTAACGCGCTGTGGAGCCGCTTGTTAAATTCATCCATAAGCGGTCC